CCTCGCAGATGCCCTTGTCCAAAGTGTCGGGGTTGTAGACCTCATCCCGGTACAGCAGGATCACGGCATCGGCATCCTGCTCGATCGAGCCCGAGTCGCGCAGGTCGGACGGCTGCGGCCGCTTGTTCGTGCGCTTCTCCAGTTCGCGGTTCAACTGCGACAACAACAGGACCGGGCACCCCAGTTCCTTGCCCAGGTTCTTCAGGCCGCGGGTGATGGTCTCGATCTGGGCGTTGCGGTTGTCGCCGGGCCCGTTCATCAGCTGCAGGTAGTCGATCACCAGCAGATCCAGCCGGCCGGCCTTCCGCTTCACCTGTTTGGCCTTGGCCGCCACCTTGAACAGGGTCAGGCCGGCTTCATCGTCCAGGTACAGATGCAGCTTGTGGATCTTCTGGATGGCGCCGGAGAAGCGCGACCAGTCCTCATCCGTCATCAGCTTGGGGTCGTTCATGTGGGCCAGCGGGATCCGCCCGATGCTGGCCACATTCCGGTTGTGCAGCTCCGCCTTCGTCATCTCTAACGACAGGATGCTGGCGACGCCCTCTTGGGCCGCATGGTTGGTGATGGTCAGGGCCAGTGCGGTCTTGCCCATCTTCGGGCGGCCGGCGATCACCACCAGCCAGCCGGGCCGCATGCCACCGCCCAGGGCAACGTCCAGATCCGTCAGACCGGTGCTGACCGCGCGCGAGTCGGCGCCGTGGTACATCTCGTCGATCATCGCGACGTGGGCGGTGATGCTCTCGGCCGCCAGCTCGGGCTCGCCGTGCTCGCTGACCTGGGCGAGCTTCTCGAGGCGGCTGGAAAATTCGTCCACCAGCTCGCCGGCGTCCTTCGGCGAGTTCTGTGCTTCCTCGATCGCCTCGTGCGCCATCTCGACCAGCCCGCGCTTGATGGCGCGGTCGCGCACGATCGCTACGTACCGGCGGATGTTCGCCGCCGAGGGCGTGCTCTGGAGGATCGCGTTCAGGTACTGCAAGTCGGCTGCCTCCAGGCGCTGGCCCTGCAGCTTGTCGTAGACCGTGATGACGTCGGCCGGCTGGTTCGCCACCAGCAGCTGCATGATGGCCTTGAAAATGGCGCGGTGCGTCAGGGAGAAGAAGTGCTCGGCCTTCAGGTCGCCCAGGGCATCGACGGCATTGTTATTGCGCAGCAGGGCGCCCAGCACCGACTGCTCTTGCTCGAGCGCGACCATACGCGCTTCCCATTGTCCTGTTGTAGTGCTCATGCTGCCTCACGGTGATATTTGTTTTCCAGGGTCTTGGCGAAACCACTGGGCGAGAAGATGAAGTCGATGTCGGCGACGAAGGGTGGCTTGCCAGGTGCTGCCGGCGCCCTGCCGGTCAGGAAGGTCGATTCGGCGCACACCTCGAAGAACCGGCGCCAGGCCGTCAGTCCCTGGGCCTTGGTGGTGTAGCCGAATGGCTTGGCCGTCAGCTGGGCCGCTTCCTTCCATCGCGCACGGATAGCCTTCTTCCTGGCCTCGCTGAGCACCTTCACCTGAGGATTGAGGGGCATCAGCTCGTGATACAGGTCGACCAAGCTACCGACAGGGCAGCGCCGCACATCGTCGGCGCCAGCCGGCGGCGCCGCAGGCAGATCGGTTGATGCTGGCTGGCCAATGCCCGGTTCAGGTTCCGAAGTAGCAGTTTTCTGCTCCTGTTCCTGCTCCTGTTCCTGTTCCTGATTCCGAAAGGGTTCCGGAAGGGTTTGTGGAACGGTTTCGGAAGGGTTTCGCGGAGGGTCGGTATCAAGCCTGAAAAAGTGCCCACATTGTGCGTGGAAGGCCTGGAGCCATGCGCATGCACTCGGCAGCTGGTCGGCCACTTTGCGGGCTGCTTTCCGCTGGTTCGGGTTGTCGAGTGGGTTCCAGTCGAAATGCTGCTTGATCCAGACCCAGCCGGTTTCCTCGCACCGCTCTGCGAAGGCGTACCGCTTGAGCTCCTCGAATGAGGTGCGGACGCGCGCCGCCGGCCACTTCAGGTCCTCGCATGCATAGCCGTCGGGGATCCGCGCGACGCCGGCAATGGTGCCGTGCGGGCAGCTGAGCAGGTAGATCGCCAGAAGGCGGCCGTCTTCCGACATGTCGCGCACGGTCTTGCTGGTCCAGAACGACGTGTGCACTTTGCCGTAATCACGCATGCTGCCCCTCCTGCGAAGGAGGCGCGTGGGGATGGTCCCGGTACGCCTCGCCGGCCGCGCACTGCCTCAGCAGCTCGGTCTGGCTTGCGGCGTCGAACTGGTGCAGGTACGCGAAGAAGCGCCCCCACCGCACGGTGAAGAAGCCGTCTCGCGCACTGGCCCACCAGCTGCCGTAGATGTTGGCCATGGTGAGGCGGCCGAAAAAGCGCTGGGGCGGCTGGTCGACCTCATGCCGGGCCGGCGCGAACCTCCGCACCCTGGGTTGTTTAGGCCTGTACATGTGCCGGCTCCTGCTTGGCAATGAAGGCGCGGATGTCCTCGACCCGCCACATGCGAGTTTGCGGCCCCATCTTGACCGGGGCGGGGAAACGGCCCGACTTCACGCCGGCCCACCAGGTCGTCCGGCCCACGGGGATCAGCGGAGGGATGGGGGGATTGGCCTTGCTGTCGCCGATGATCTGCGACAGGCGAAGGAAACCAGTCTCAGGCAGTTGATTCATTCTTAATCGCTCCTGTTCAAACTAGGCCGAAATCGGCCGACAGGGCAATCCTGATGGTTCACACCTTGCGCGGACAGCCGGTGTACCGGCTCACTGTAGGGTCTGCGGCAGACTGTAGGGTTAGCCGGCAGACGCTACGGTCTGCCAGCAAAGCGTATTTTTCGGAGGTCGGTGAGCAGCCTGAGTCAGCCCGGCAAGGTGGTGCGAGAGAGGGGCGTACAAGCGCAAGTAGAATGCGGAGATGAGAACGGAGTGCTTATGAAAATCGCCTACCTGGAAGCCGGCCCGCTGCTCGACTACTGGGTCGCCAAGGCGCAGGGGCTACAAGCCGAGATCGTCGCGCCGAGCGGTCCGGGCTCCGAAGTGTGCGTCATCGACTGCAGCGAGACCTTCAGCCCGTCGACCAGCTGGGCCCAGGCCGGCCCGATCATCGAGCGCGAGCACATCGACCTGGTCAGCGACTTCGGCCGCTGGATGGCGAGGCATGGCAAACGGCAGGACTACAGCCGGGCGGACGTGTCGCCCCTGGTCACCGCGATGCGCGCCTACCTGATGTGGGAATACGGCGACGAGGTGCCAGCCTCGACTGGATAGCCGAAGGCCGAAGCAAGAGCGCCGTCGCGGCCTACTTCTCGCCCTTCATTTTCTTGTGGAGCCCGACCCAGTCGCGCGCTGTCCGGAATCTGACCGGCACTACCTTCTGCACGGCCTCGGCGGCATCATCCATGCTCTTGAACCGCCCCATGTTCTCGGACAACCACTCGAAGGCCTGCCTCTTCATTTCACGGTTTTCCTTGTGCCGAGCATTCGCCCCGAGCACCGCAATGGAAGAGGCCGAAATCGACTCGCGATTACCCAGGATATAGCCTTGCAACATCCCGAGCCGGCGCCGCGCTTCGCAAGCCAGCTCCCACCGCTCCTTGAGCGGCGCGCGATCGACGTCAGCGCGTATCGTCTGCACCACGAACATACAGGCCACGTCGAGCATCGCCAATTCGATGACCCGGATTTTTGCAATGTGGGCAGACACAGGCTTACCGTCTTGAGCTGCAAGATCCGGCCAGGATTCCTTGAGCAGCGCGGCCATCTCATCCGCCGACGAGCCCATAAAACGATCCAGCAGACGCGCCATCGCGTCTCCGCTGGCGTCAGGCATTTCGGCCATCGACTCGACGTATTGCGTGAACTCTTCCGAGGTCCCCAGCTTCAAAAGCTCGGTCCAGATCGACTCCAGATCCGTCAGCACCCCAGTTGCAGCAGTGATGGCCAGAGAACCCTCGCCCTCGGGTATTTCCACATGATCTTCCATTCAATTCCTCTTCGTCTTCTCGTTATCCAGGCCGCGCGATTTGGCTTTTCTCGGGCGGGTATACTACCGCCCGCAGCTCATCGGCTTCCGCCTCCGCATCATCCCGCTGTCGGGTGATCAACCCGACCTTTGCCAGCAGGTGCTTCACCTGGTCGACCGCCTTGACCAGCGCCGCCTTCAAGTCGTCGATCTGCCGCTGGAAGTACGTGCGCTGCTCCTGCAGCTCGCGCTTTAGCAGCCGGTTCTCTTCCCGCAGGCGCGCCGCCTCGACCTCGTGCTGCTTCGCCTCCGCGACCTCCTGGCGCAGCTGCTCGAGCGCGGCCGCCTGCTGGACGCGCGCATGTCGGCCGACCATCACCACGTTGAGGGTCCGCTCGACCAAGGCGGCGTATTCGGCCTGCTCCGCGGTGTACTCTTCCGTCATCTGCTTCGCGCGCCCGGTGACCCGGTCGGCGATAGTCGGCGCCGGCGGCGCGGGCGCGGTCAGGGTCGGATTCTTCTGCAGAGCCGCGGCATACTGCTTGGCCGTCGTATGCGTGGCCTTCGAGCCCTCGACACCGCGCTGCAGGCCGACCGGCTTGCCGATCTTCTCCGCGAAGTCGGTCTGCATCTGGCTCAGGACCTTGCGGCCGCCCAGGAAGTCCTTGGCCGACAGCCGCCCGTCCTTCGTCAGCGGCACCACGTAGGCCACCAGGTGGGGCGAGGTCTCGTCCAGCTGCATGTTCACGCACACGATGTTCTCCTTCCCGTGCCGGGCCTCCAGCCAGCGCACCGCCGCGCCGAAGTAGGCGTTCTGCTGCTTTGTCGGCGCCGTGCGGAACCACTCGGGCGAGGCCGTCACTAGGTACTCGATCGCCAGCACCGCGTCCTTGCGGCGCTTCGCGGGCAGCCGGGCCTCGATGGCCGCGCGCACGGCCGCGGCGTCTTGCGCACCGAAGGTCTTGTTGAGGTGCGTGCGGCTCGCGTCCGCGTTCGGTGTCGGGATCTCGCGGAAGGTGTGCTTGGCCGAGCCGATGATCGAGCCGAACGACGTCAGCTTCTCGGCGCGCAGGATGCAGTAGGCGGGCGCGTTCATGGCCGCCTCCATGCGATTGCCGCCGGCGTCGGCCGGAGCCACAGCCACCGGGCTGGCCCGGTGTACTCACTACACTTCCTGCGGAAGTCGTTCGCCCCTTCGGGGGGCAATGCCACCCCACCCACTCCGCGCACCCTGAGGGTGCTTGGCCGCGCCGCGCCGCGGTAGCGCCCTTTCTCCTGTGCTCGCATGTCTCCTCCTGGTCGTTTTTCCCTACTACCAGCATGCATGACGCGAGGGGGCGTGGTTGCACCAAACAGGCTCTCCGGCTCAACTTTCTGTGTTTCGTCACGAATTAAATTCCCGCCGCTGCGGTGTTTGCCACGGCCAGCGCAGGTCCTGCGCCGCCGGCAGCAGGGTCCGGCCGAGCAAGCCGAGGCAGCGCATCGTCGACGGCTGCGCGCAGCTGCCGGCGCGCGCGGTACTCGGCCTGTCTTTTCGCTCCGCTGCGCTTGTCCGCGATCGCTGCCTTGTCGGCCTGGCGCCATACCTGCGCATACCAAGTGATCTTCTCGGCGTCGTAGTGGGTTGTCTTTTCCATGGGTTGTCCTCTCGTTCGAATAGGTGCAGGCCGGCGACGACCTCCTGGCCGCCGTGGCGTGCGGGCGGGTTAGATTGAATGCATCAGGACGATCAGGAACGCCATCATCACGAAGCAAGCCCAGGGGCGCCGGCCGAACCAGTCATCAGGATCCAGAAGCCACAGCATCATTTCCCGGCCTCCTTCCGTGCTGCGCCCTTCGGCGCCTGCGCGTTGATCTGCTCGATCTCCTGGTGCGCACCGTTCACCAGCGTGCCGGTCACCGCGATCGCCAGCCGCAACAAGCGCTCCCTATCAACGGCACCGAGGAGCGGCGCCGGCTCGTCGTCGTCCATCGAGCGGGCTTGAAGGGCCAGGTCAGTGGAGTGGACCAGCTGCAGGCAGGTCTGCAGGCCGGCGCACATGTCCGCGACGCTTTCGATGAAGACGGCGCCGCAGCTGGTCGCGCCCGGATCCAGCCGCGAGAACGGCCTATGGGTGGGCCCTGCTGCTGCCTTCAGCTGCGCGTCCAGGTCGACGCCATGATCTTTGTTCAGGCTGCTCATACTCGGGCCTCCGCGCGTGGGCCTACCTGTGCAATGCGAAGGTTGTGTTCCGCGACCTCCTCGCGGAAGCCGTTCAGGAATTCGAGCTGCAGGGCGATCTCGGTCACCAGCGTACCGACGCGCGCGCAGTCGCCAACATGCGCCGGGAAGTCTTCGTTGACGGCAGCCGACCACAGCACCCGACCCAGCGACTGGAGGCCATCCAGCAAGGTGGCCGAGGTATTCGCTGCATGCCTGTCAGCCGCTTCGATCTGTTCGAGTTGGACGGCATCCAGGGAGGCACCATGCAGGTGCCGGGGCAACCGGCGCAGTAGGCAGCCCAACTCATAGGGCGCGCGCTCCGGATGCTGGAAGATGGGTTTCGACTGGCCACCGAGCGGGGATTCGGTCGCCCCGACACATTTCGGGGGATTTTTTGTTTCCGGCGATGACACATCGCCAATGTTTGTGTTAACCTTCGCTTCGTTCATGTGCTGCCTCTCAAAAGAATGCACTTGTCCACACCGCAGATCGAAGCTCCACCTTCGTTCTGCAGCAATCCCCGGTTCCGCCGGGCGCGGTTGCAAAAGAAATACGAAGGGTCGGCCTCCACGCCGGCCCTTTGTCTTTTCTGAATCTGGTCTAGCTCATCTGCTGCACTTTCTCTGCCAAATATTCTTCAACCTCTTGCACGCCCAAGAATCGCTTCGACGATGCGGGCCCTGATCTTCGCGAGCAACCCGCCTTGGTCTTGTACGAAGGCGAGGGATTTACGCGGCCGACTTGTCGTGCTGCGCGCGGGCCTGGATCAGCAGCGTTACGATTTCGGCATTCATCGAGCGCAGGTTGGCATCCGCTTGGCTCTTGATCCAGTCCTTGAGTTCCTGGGGAAGTCTGACAGGGGTAGGAGGTTGCTGTTTGGTCGCCATGATTGATCCTGGGTAATTATTGCTGAGCTCGTATTAGAATCTATTAGATTCATAGAGTCAAGAAGACTCTTTGCCGAGGATCAGAAAGACTCCTATCCTTCCGTGCTATGTCTAATCAGCCTGTCCCCTATCCTCTTCGAATGCCCGAAGAGCTGCGTGATCTCCTTACCGAGCGCTCCAAGAGCAATGGCCGCAGCTTGAACGCCGAGATTCTCGGCATCCTGCAGGACGCAATAGCCCGCCCCACCACTCCCCCCGCCATCGACGTCGACGCGCTGGCCGAAGCACTTGCCGAGCGCTTGGCAACCAAGCTCAAGACGCCCTGAGCACATCAGTATCCACTGGTACCATCTGGTAGATTTATCGGTGGATAGCTGTTGGTACCATCATCTACCAGTGTTCATACCTGTTCACTAGCGTTCAAACCGATTCAAGTGTTACCATCTGGTACTACCATCTACCGAGGGGTACCAATGCCTACCATCGTCTTCGTTTCGCCCAAGGGCGGCGCCGGCAAAACTACCAGCGCGCTCGTGCTGGCCGAGCAGCTGGCCCGCAGTGCCGACGTCACCGTCATCGATGCCGACCCGAACCGCCCGATCGAGAACTGGGCGAAGGGCGGCGCCAAGCCAGAGCGCATGACCGTCATCGCGGATGCCGATGAGGAGAACGTCATCGAGCGCATCGAGGAGGCCGCCACGCGTACGCCCTTCGTCATCGTCGACCTGGAGGGCACCGCGGCGAAGATCGTCGTCATGGCCGTCAGCCAAGCCGACTTCGTGATCGTGCCGACCCAGGGCAGCCAGCTCGACGCCGAGCAAGCCGGCCGCGCCTTCCGCGTCATCCAGCAGCAGGAGAAGATGGTGCAGCGCCGGGTGCCCGGTTACCGCTTGCCGTACTCGGTGCTGCTCACCAGGACGAACTCGGCGATCCGCACAAGAACGCTGGCGCACATCGAGAAGGGCCTGGTCGCGGCAGGCATTCCGGTGTTCGACACGGAGCTCAACGAAAGGGAGGCCTTCCGCGCCATGTTCTCCTTCCGCCAGCCCTTGGCGGGGCTCAACCCCGCCGAGGTGGCGAACGTAGACAAGGCCGTGGCCAATGCTGAGCAATTCGCGCGGGAGGTCATTGCGACCCTGCGCGGGGTCCAGCAGCAGACGTCCGAGGTGTCGGCGTGAGCGGGCGCGTGGATCCATTCGGCGGCATGCAGGACCAGGGCGGCCTGGGGGACCTGGGCGACTTCGCGCCGGCGCCACCGAAAGCGAGGGCGGAGCATCTGGAAGTAGCTGAACAGGTGGCGGCCGCCAATGGCTTCCCGAGCCGCCAGCCGGCGAAGCAGCCCGCGCCTGAGGTCTCGCCAGCACCGGCAGTACCGCCAGCACCAGAGCAGCCGCCGGCCGCCGAGGTCCCGCCGAAGGAGCAGCTACCGAGTCGGCGCCGCACGACCGGCCGCAGCGAGCAGGTGAACATCAAGACCACCTTCGCGGCCAAGAAGCGGCTCATGGAAATATCGGTCGAGCGCGACATGCCGCTGGGCGAGATCCTCGAACAGGCGCTCGCCGCACTTGAGCGGGAATGGGCAAACGCTACCTGATGGTACCAACTGGTAACGCTGGATATCCGACGGTAGCGGAGGGTTTTTCAGGTAGCGAAGCGGGGGAGGGTTTCCCTCCCGGTTTTTACTCTTTGGCCGTGCCACCAAGCGCCGTCAGCCTTTCCTGCAGCTGGACCTTTTCAATCGCTGCGGCCGCGAGCTGGGCGCGAGCCATCTCAAGTGCCCGGCGCTGTTCATCGAGGCGCCCCTCGTACTCCTGGCGTACCTGGTCGATGCGCGCCTGATCCTGCTGGGCGCGCACATCCGCTGCCGACCGCGCTTGCTCGGCGCGCTCCCGTGCGCTGGCCAGGTCCTGCTGAAGCGTCGCGACTTGACCCCGGGCCGCCTCAAGCTCGGCCTGCGCGCTGCCAAGCTGGGAATTCAGCACTGCCGCTTCACGCTCCGCCGCACTGCGCGCCACTCGTTCCGCGTCCACCTGGGCAGACAGGGACCCGGCCCGCTCCCGCTCGATCCCCAGCTCCTGCTGCAGCAGCGTCACCTGGGCACGCACCGCATCCGTTTCCGCCCGACTACTGGTGAGCTGCGATTCCAGCACCGCGGCCTTGCTGTTCGCTTGCGTACGCGCCTCACGTTCGGCATCAAGCGCCGTCGACAACGACTCGACACGCGTGCCCATCTCCGCCAGGTGCTTAACTTGTGAATCAGCCAGCAGCTTACCTTTCGCCGCATCGATCTGTGCCGCACTGGCCAGGCTGCGCTCGCGCTCAACGTCGGCCTGCAGCCTCTGGATCTCGGTGGCCCGTTCACGGGCTGTGGCCTGCTCCTGGTCCCGCTGGGTGGTCAGGCTCGCGATCTCGGCCAACAGCTGGTCGCGCTCGGCCTCTAGCTCTTCGCCAGCCCGGGCAAGTTCATCGGCAGCGGCCTGGGCCTGCACCGATCGCTCTTCGGATTCAGCACGCGACCCAGTCGACGCCTGCATAACCCAGTTGCCGAGGGCTTTGGTCACCTCGTCCGGAATGGACACGGTCGGCGCGCTGATCTTGGGACGATTCGCATCCCACATCTTCAGGAACCGGTGAATCGTATTCGGACTACCGGTATTGCCCAACTGTGCCCTGACAGCAGCCAAGGTGACACTGCCGGGCCGCTCAGCGTTCAGTGCGTCAGCTGCAGCCTCGACCTGCTCGTACGTTATGCCCTTGCGACCCATATGTCCTCCTATTTATTTCGTATGATTCAGTATTTCGTATTACGTATTGCACGCTAATACGATATGAAAATTTTAAAACTGAGCAGTTTGGTAAAAAGTGTTCGGTAATAAAAATAACGCGCCCGCTATTTCAGGCAGTTCCGCGTTCGCGGCTGCTCTCTGGTGACCCCATAAAAACAGGAGCCACCCCAAAAACCGTCAAGGCCTACCCTGCGGGGGCTATATAAGGAGGGCGGACCTGTTACACCTCTTCCCGTAAATATCGTGAGACAGTCATTCGGGAAACCCCCAGCTCCTCGGCGATCTCCTTGGGCGTTTTGCCCTGGGCCTTCAGGAGGCGCGCGCTGACGGCCTTGTTCTCGGCCCCCTTCAGGTACTCTGTCCGGCTCCGCTTGTAACGCCCCTCGGCTACGCGATCGCGCCCGGCGTCCCGCTCCTTCTTCCGCTGCAGGATCACCTCGGCCGGCGCCAGCGCACGCAGCTGGTTGTGCAGCTCCTCGGGGATGATGTCGGCCAGGTACTCGCGCAGGCCGTCCGCCGAGTAGTTGTAGCGTGGGTCGTACAGCTTGCCGTTGTAAGCCAGGCGCTCGCCGGCGGCATGCATCTCCGCCCGCTTCAGCACCGGCGCCATCGTCTTGGCGATCTCGCGCTCCTCGAGCGAAGGGGTGTAGCTCCTCGCCGTGGCCAGGATCTCGTCGTACAGCGTGTCCGGGTGGGTGTACCAGGAGAGGGCCACCGACATGATGAACAGCACGCGATCGCGATACCCAGGCGGCACGCCGCCGAACCAGTGATAGTCCGAGATCGCGACCAGGTCCCGGTAGACCAGGTACCACCAGCCGTAAATCGTGCCGGCCCACTTCTTGTTCTTGTTCGAGCGGCCCTTGCGCGCGCCGGCGGCGGCCAGGTCGTAGACCTTGCCCCGGTTCGCCTCTCGGGCGCCGAGCACCTCGTCGGCCAGCTCGTGCAGCGTCCAAACAGCGTCCGTCAGGACGACGCCCCTGACCTCCTGGCCATTCTTGCTGTTGGTGGTGCCCACCAGGCGCAGCACGCGCACGCAGTCGCGCGCGGCGGGGTCGGCCTTGATGCTGGCCAGCGCACGCACCAGGGTGTCCTGTATCCGCTGCCAGACTGGGATGGCCGAGGCCGGGGTCGGCTGCAGGATCCAGTACAGGTGCATGCCGCGGCCGGAGAACACGACGAATGACGGCACTGGCAGGCGCGCGGTGCGCAGCGCGTCCAGGGCCTCGTCCAGGTTGTCCGTGCCGTCGATGTCGACGTAGCAGGCGCGCAGGCTCTTGAGCTGGCGAACATGTCGCCAGCCATAGAATTCGTTGACGGTGAGGTACGTGTCGGCGCCGCCGCTGAAGCCCGCAATGAGCTTCTCGACAGGGTCGCCTGGGTGGATCTTCGTCCACCGGTGATCGTCCTTGAGCGCTTCCCAATAGAGCACCGTGCCATGCGCTGCGCGGTGCAGCTTTTCATGGTGGTTGATGGGTTGCGACAGATCGAGGGAGAGCTGTGTGCTTCCTATCGCCATCCGATCCCCGGCAGATTAGCCGAGGACGATGGTTTATCGTGTATATGATTCGCTTGCATCAATTTTCCCGGACGTGTTAATCTGCCGGTACCAACTCCGCCAAGAGTTTTGCTATACCGGTCCCCATGGACCACATGAAGCCGTCTGCCAGGACGGCTTTTTTGTGTCCGCTAACTTTTCACGACTTGCACTCGAAACTCGGTTACCCCGATTTCCTCCCTCAGCGTCTGGCGTAGCTTGTCCAGACTGCGAAAGCGCCGCGGCGTGCGGCCATTGACAGTGCACAGCTCGACATCGCCACAGCGCACCGTATAGGTGCCAGTAGCGTCCTCCGCAGCGATCCACTCACCCGCCATGCCAGTGGCGTGCTTGCGCAACTCTCGGATATCCATGTGTCTTGCTGTTGTCATATCCCATTGTAATCACGAAACGGGTAGCTTTGTGAGTAAACCCACCTTCTTGGCATGAAAATCGTTCTCGAACACATATTTCTCTCCCTTCCTGACGGTTTTCGGGCGGCAGCCTGAGCTCGCAGAAGCGTGCGGCCGCGGCTCGCCGTGGATACACGCTTCTCATCCTGTCCTGCACTTTCCTACCCAGGTAGTGGGCGTGCCGTGGGTGTCGCCGTGGGCGTTACCGTGAGCATGGAAATGGACGTTTCAGGGATCTCCCAGAGGGAAACCGGCATGTGCACATTGCACCACAAGGGCGCCGGCGTGGTTGCAAAATACCCCGCGCCGGCGGCGATGTTCTTGGTGGCGCGGGTCGATCTTGCTGACGAGGTGCCTGCGGCCGGGTGGCGCGGTCGGTGCGATCGAGCTCGACATGCGCGGGACCGGCGCCGATGCCGTGCTTGAACTGGTCCATGCACCCTTCAAGCTGGTCGTGATGGTATGGCGGCCGCCGACGCGTGATGTGCTCGCTGCCGGCACAGTTGCGATCGCTGGCGCCGTCGACGTCGTGACGACAGCATGGGGGCATCTCAACCATAGGAGGCCTCATGCCCTTCAACTTCAACCCGGCCACCATCACGGCTCTGGCCAAGCTCGTCCAGGTGCTCGACCAGCACCGCTTCGGCGCCGTCATGCTCATCCTGGTCATGGTCACCGCCGGCGCTCTCATGGCGGTACCGTACCTGCCGACCCTGCTGGCCTGAATGGTGGTGGCCGGCCTGCCGCGTACGGGCGCCGCCGGCGCACTTGGCGGGTGCTGGCCGGGCCAGAGCGACGGCGTGGTCCAGCTGGTCGACCTGCAGGGGTTGCGCACCGCCGTGCGTAGTGCTGCGCATCCTGGTGCGCATTATCGGCGTCTCGACCGGGCCGCGTCCCCTGTCCAGAAACGACCGTTTGTGAACAGGACTCAGCAATAGGTCTCTGGTATGTTCAGAAAATAGACGTTTGACTTTTGAACATGTGCAAATATAGAATGCCCCATATTGAACAGGTTTGAACAGGTGCGAACTGTTCTGAACATGAAAAAGGGGCGGGAAATGGCGGTTTTCGGGTACGGTCGGGTCAGCACGAAGGAACAGACGACGGCGAACCAGCGCCGAGAGATCGAGACGGCCGGCTACGCGGTCGACTACTGGTACGCGGACGAGGGCGTGTCGGGCAAGGTCGTGGCGGCGCAGCGCCCGCAGTTCGCCAAGATGCTGGGCCAGATCCGTGACGGCGAGACCCTGGTGGTGACGAAGCTGGACCGCCTCGGCCGCGATGCGCAGGACGTCGGCGCCACGATCAAGATGCTGGCCGCGCGCCGCATCGAGGTGATCGTCCTGCAGCTGGGTAAACTCGACCTCACCAGCGCCGCCGGCAAGCTGATGCTGACCATGCTGGCCGCCGTGGCCGAGATGGAGCGGGACCTGCTGGTAGAGCGCACCCAGTCCGGCCTGGCGCGTGCGAAGGCCGAGGGCAAGACCCTGGGCCGCCCCAGCAGCACGACCGACGAGCAGCGCGCGGCCATGATCAAGCGGCACCAGAGCGGCGAGGGGGAGTCGATCAGCGCCCTGGCGCGCGCCTACGGCATTTCCCGTGCCAGTGTGATGCGGATCGTGAAGCCCGGCGCGGCCTGAGGCTTGGGGAGGTGGATTTGCTCGGAGGCACCCGCGCGGCGACAATGGACCCTGGATTCCGCGCAAATGGTGCGATTTCCGCACCAGTGTTTAGATAATCTAACCGAAACCTCCCCAACTTAGGTACACTTACATGAAAGCGACGTTTATCGAGCTTCCCCCGTTTCAGCGCCTGCGCGACGACTACTTCGACGACGAATCGTTCAAGGGCCTGCAGAACGAGCTGATGGAGAACCCCGAAGCGGGGGACGTAATCCAGGGCACCGGGGGCCTGCGAAAGGTCAGGTATGCCGACGAGAGGCGCGGCAAGGGGAAGCGGGGCGGCCTGCGCGTCATCTACTTCTGGAAGGATGCTGATGACCAGTTCTGGCTGTTCACCGTCTACGACAAGGACGAGGCGGACGACCTGACCCCGGACCAGCGCAAGGCCCTGAAGCAGCGTCTTCAATCGGAAATTCAGGCAAGGAGTGCCGAACAATGACCAAACGAGATATTTTTTCTGAGCTGATGGAAGGCTTCGACGCCCTGGAAGGGGCGCGCACGGGGAAGGTCACGCTCCGGTCGACCGAGGTGGAACGCAAGCCTCCTCCGGAGATGACGCCGGCGAAGGTGCGTGCAGTGCGCGAGAAGCTGCACGTCTCGCAGCCGGTGTTCGCCCACAAGCTGCGCACCGAGCCGCGCACGATCGCCAACTGGGAGCAGGGCGTGTCCAAGCCGAATGCCCAGGCCGCGATCCTACTTACCCTGGTGGACCGGCACCCCGAGCTGCTGGACGAGATCGCAGCGCTCTGACCCCTCAAGCCCACGATGTGGGCTTTTTTATTTCCACTCCGTTTTACGATGGACCTGCCGACCACCGGCTATGTTCGCGAAACCCAGCTGATCGGTGACCGCAGGAAGGGTACCGCCGGAGTGGTTCCGTTCTCGCATGCGACGCTGTGGCGCAAGGTCGGTACGGGAGAATTCCCGGCGCCGGTGAAGCTGTCGGCCGGCATCACCGCCTGGAAGGTTGAGGACGTGCGCGCCTGGATGGAAGGGCGCGCGACGTGCCCCGCTCCTGCGCCGAGCCGCCAAGGTATAGACGGCGGCGGATCGTTACCAGGGCAAGATATCCGGACCATGAACACATACCTGACCGCCGCCGAGCTGGCCGAGCTGATCGGCTGCGCGCCTACCAGCTTCGCGTGCATGCGCCGCTACTTGGAGCGGCACAGCTGGCCCTTCGAGCCCAACCTGCGCGGCTTCCCTCAGGTGAGCCGGGCCTATCACGCGGCGCGGATGCATGGTCTTGCTGCGCCGGCGACGACGCAGGGACCAGAGGCGGAGCCCGACTTCAGCATGTTTGAGAAGTGACCAGGTGGCGCCGGCCGCCCGCGATCGGCGCCGACGATCAGTCACCGCAACGTAGCGCTTCGCCAACGACCGACGCACCCTCGGCCCAGTCCAAGGAGGTCGACACGACGTAAAAGGCATTGCTGCCAGCCGCGGCGGTTTCGTTCAAGGCTGCCTTCATGGCATTTCCCGGCTTGTCCGGACCAAGGCGCTGGTTGGTGGTGACCAGCTTGATGGTCTGGCACTTTTCCTTTTGAGCGGCGGACACGACCTGGACCTTCTCGGCCGGGCCGGTGAGAGTAGTTGCGCACCCTGCCAGCAGGGCCAGGGTGGCGCAGATGAGGGCGGGTTTCAGCATCGGTCGACTCCGGGCAAGTCCATAAAGGTTGCCACGGTAACACAACAATTCGACCGATATTCCGGTTCAGCAGTTTAGTCGATCAAGGCCTGGGACGCTTCCAGGGCCGCGATCAATACTTCGCTGGCGCGTTGCGCGCCTTCCAGCTGTGCATCCGACATGGACTGGAAAACAAGGTCAGAGTCCAGGCGCTGAAGCTGCCGCACGATCTCCTTTCCGACTGCCTCAGGGTGTTTCGACGACGAGAGCAGGGCCAGCACAGCACACTCGAATGCCCTCGTCGTTCCGGCCAGAAGCAGAAGGCAGTCGCGTGTTTCAGCAGCCTGATCCCTCAGATGAATGACTTCCTGCTCAAGCTGGGCGATTCTCTCTTCTGGTGTCATCGCCACCTCCTTGCATCATCCGATGCGCCCACAAGAAGAATCGTCAGCATCAGTCGCTCCTCCTGCCGACCAGGTCCTTCAGGTTCGGGTTGATCGCGTCGCGTACCTTGCGGCGCGTGTTCGCAGACTTCACCTGATCACTGGTGTATTTGATCGCCTTGCCGACGATGGGCGTGGCCTTCGTGTAGGCGGCGATATCGTCCAGTTTCTGCATCAGGCCATTCCGGATGAGGTCGGCGGACGTGCCCGAGCTGTTCACGGTGCCGCTGGGCGAGGTGTAAAGGTCGATCGCGACGTCGCGCAGGTCGCGCACCTGATCGGCGCCCTTCTTCCCGAAGATCACATCCAGCTTGCCGTCCTTGTCCAGCTCGCGCACGATGGCGTCGATCTTGGCCGGCGAGCCAGTACGAGCGCCAGTGCTGTCCACATTCAGGTTCTTCTGCATCTCGTCCTTGATGTGGTTGATCACGGCACCGCGCAGGTCACGCGCGGCCTGCTGGCCAGCGGCGACGACTTCCGGCGCCGCGCTGGCCGGGTGCGCCTCGAGCACGCGGAAGACGTGGCGCACGTCGTCGGTGCTGCCGTTCATGATGGCGTGGTTGAAGATGTCTTCATAGGCGACGGCGCGGTCCCTCGTGCCCGGCTTCGTGCGTAGAGCCTTATCGATGACGTCGCGGTTCGTGAACTCGTTGGCGTAGTTCTCATAGGCCCGACGCGCCTGCTTGAACAGGTCGCCGCCCTTGCCTTCCTGAGCGGCGTCGATCAGAGCTTTCGCCTCCTTGCCAAACACGAGGTTCGGCGTGCCCGGCTCGGCCAACTTGTTGATTGCCTGGCGCAGATCTTCTGAGGCATCCAAGGTCATCACCGTGCGGCTCGGGCGCTGCGTCAGCGTCAGATTATCCAAGCCGCCACCTTCCACCTTGGCGTTCTGCTTCAACTCGCTCTCGATAGTGCTGATAATGGGCGCCAGGCGGTCCTTGCCCTTGTTCTTCTGGATCCAACTGGACAGCGCTGTGACATCGACCGGTTGCTGCATTTCGCCAGCCGTGCGCGCCTGTTGGTACAGATCACGGATCTCGGTCTTCTTGGCGGTGTCCTTCGCTTCCAGCGCGGCCACAACCGACTTTCCGACGGCGCGTGGTGTGATGTTCTGCGCACCTGTCGTGTCGACGGCCGCGTCCAGGTTCTGGCCGAACTGGGCATTCTGGTCCTCGTAGTTGCTGGCCAGCGGCGCGCCTTCTTTCTGCTTGGCAGTCTCGCGCTCGAAAGCGACCTGTTCACGGCTCCGGGTCAGCTGGCCTTTCGTCAGCTTGATGGGTACGGGCAGGGACTGCGCACGCGCGGCGCGCTGGGTCGCCTCAGCAGCTCGCGCCGCACCCACGCCGTCGAGCTGCTGGGGTGCCCGCACCAGGTCACGCAGGTTCGGGCCTTTGATGGCCACGGTGGCCGCGTCGGCGGCATCCTGAACGGCGGCGGTTGCAGCTGCAGCACCGCGCACGGCGCGCGTCGCGTTGCCGGCGGTGCCTGCCAGGCTGGCCAGTTCGGCGGTCGGCAGCTGGCCCAGCGGTTCGGTGACCGTGCCGACCGCTTCCAGAATCTTGCGACCGGTTTGCGTGGCCGGCGGCCGGGCGATCTTCTGCGCGACCTTGGAACCGAACTCTTCGGCTTGGCGCGCACCCTCGGCAGTGCCGAATTTGCCATCGATGATCGACTTGCCAACGCCAGCGATCGGGCCGGCCACGGCGCCGGCAATCGCCGACCCGGCTGACAATGCGGCATCGACCGGCGACACCAGCACGCCCAGCAGGTTGTCGCCGGGTTCGTCGGATGGCTTGCCGACGTTGCGGTTGCCGGCGACGCCGCCCCCTGGGATCTGGTCGACCGGCGACTGTGCGGCCGGCCCAGCACCACCGTACTTTGCCCATGGGCCGGTAGATGCCGGCGCAGCCTGGTACTTCTCCCATGGCCCGGCCATTATTGCTTCTCCCAGCTCTCAGGCTTCGATGGGTCGCCTCCCTTGAAGCGGTAACCGCCCTCCACCGTGCCAACGGCGGGCGCGGAAGGTCCCGCGCCATCGCCGTGGCCACCCTTGCCGCTGACTTCGTTGCGCAACGCCTCACGCACTCTCTTCGGCGCGCGCTGAGCGGCCGCGATTTCCTGCTGCATCTGATTTACGATCGCCTCATAGGCCTTCTGGTCCTTCGCGGTGGTCAGCAGTTCGCGGGCATGCTCGTTGTCGCTCACGGTGGCCTTGCCGCCCCGCGCCATGGCGCCGGCGTAGGCGGTGGCCAGGCCGATGTTCGCGGTCGCGAACTTGTTCATGTTCTCGTCGTTGGTCTGGTTGTTGAAGAGTACCTGCGCGCGGCCGAACGGCAGGAAGCCAGAGCGTGCCACATTGCGGCCGGCGTCGATCGCCAGCGGCGCGAGCTGTGCAGCCTCTTCGGCAGCGTTTTCCACGCCCGCGCTGATGTTGTTGGCCTTGCGCAGGCCGGCGATCTGGCCCTGGAAGTCGGCCATGCGCGCGGCAATGTCTTCGCCGCCCAGGCCTTGGTTCGTGGCTTCGGCCGTGATTGCCTTGCGTAGCGCGACTAGGTTGGCGGAGCCCTGCGAGCCGCGGCCCAGGTTCTGCAGCACGCTCTTGTCACCACGCAGGTACTGCTTCGCCATCATGGTCACGGTCGGCTGGTCCAGGCTGGCCTCGGCGTCGCCCTTCGCATCCTGGCGCGCGCCGATCATCTTCTGCACCTCAAGCTGGTTGGCGCGGTTCGCTCGGCCCTCGGCGGCAGCGCGGTCGTTCGTGGCCTTGTTGTCGGGGCTTTGGGTCTTGGCCAGGGTCGACAAGCTGACGGTCTTTCCGCTTATCGGGTCGGTACTGATGGTCTGCACACTGCCGCCGGTATCACGGGTGTCGATCTTTGGCAGCTGGTCCTTCGCAGTCAACGCAGCAGCGAACGCCTGATTTGCAAGCCCCTGAATACCGTCCGGATTTGCCTTGATTTTTTCGATGACGCCTTGCGCATGCTCTGGGGTGTAGACACCGCTATCCACAAGGTACTGCACCCCCTGAAGAGCATTTTCTACTGTCGGATTGTTGCGAACATAACCGTAGACTCTGCCGGCAGTCTCGATTTTCTTTTGCGAGACCTCCAGCTGCTTAGCGGTGGTCTCGGCGCCAGCCTTCGCCACATCCGCCTGCGCTTTCGCCTCGGCGGCATAGGCCTTCGGCGAGACGCCGGCAAGGGCGGATAGGCGCGCGGCGCCGTCGGTCGGGTTGGCGGCATAAGCTGCACGCGCGGCCTTGTCATCGGCCAGGGCTTGGTCGGTGACGTCGGCCTTTGCGACCAGGTCGCGCAATTTGTAAACCTTGGCCTGGGTTTCGATGGGGTCAGCGAACTGAGGCATCGTCGTCTGAAGTGCTACGAGTGGTTGTGGCATCTTTTTCTCCTTAGCCGGTTTTCTTGAGCATCGGCAGTAGCGACTGCAGGGTGTAATAGCTGCCGATCTGGCCCACGGCATTGTTCACCGCGTTGGCGGTACCGACGTAGCCGGATGCGCGCGCGGTGCCGGCATCCTGGATAGCCTGGCCAGTGGTGGCCGCTGCCGAGGCGCCGGCCGCGCTGACCTGATTGGTCGCCGCCTGCCCGACACCGGCAAGACTGGAAAGCCGCCCGAAGCGGTTGCCGATATCGCTTTCATGCCGGTTGTAGGCGTTGCCGAACTCCTGACTGGCCTGGTCGCTGTTGAAGCGCGCCAGGGCCTTCAGGGTAGCGCCCGAATAGCGCGAACCGCGTGCGCTGGCGGCCGATTCAATGCCCTTTTGCCCTTCCGACAACCGGAACTTGTAGCCCGGATCTTCCACGTAGTCGTCCATGGTGAAGCTGCGGTTGTACTCGCCGCCGGGGGTCAGGCCGCCAACCAACTGCGACAGCGCAGTCTTGCCGGCTTCGCGCCAAGGCGCTTGATCATCACGGGTCTGCTGGTACTGCTGCCAGGTCAGATCCGCTGCGCGATCGGCAGCTGACGCCTGTGCGCTTGCGGCGCTCTTTGATGCCGTGGAGCTGATCAGAGCCCCCCCGATACTGCCTCCTACGATTGCTGCAGCTACCATTTCATTCTCCAATCCATTTGCTGTAGTAGGTTTCCACCGGCGTCGCGCCGATGCGTTTGAAAAGCGGGCTCGCGTCCGCATTGGTCTTCGAACCCATGAACCAGCGCTGCACGCCACGGCGGCGTAATTCGGCCTCCACGAAGCGAAACATGCGCACGCCGGCGCTGCCGGTGCGCTTGCTCGGGTGGACGTAGAAGATGTCCATCGTGCAGGTCAGGCAGGTGCTGTAGTGCAGGCCAGGGGCGATGAAGCCGATGAAGTAGCCGACCAGCTGGCCGGCGTCGCGCAGGGTTACGAACAGCAGCCCGCCCGCGCGCTCGCGGTCGATGTAGTCGCCATAGCGCGGCGACAGCGGCACCTTGTCCTGGTTCAGGGCCAGCTCGCGGTAGTGGAGCGGCAGCAGGACCTGCAGTTCGCCCAGGCGCTCTTCGAAAGATTCGACGTGGCAGGTGATCATCGGCTGGTCCTGATATCGACGATCATGTGGGTCCGGTCGTCGGCGCTGTTGTTGATGACCTCGTGCTCCTGCTTATTGTCGAACCACCAGACCTCACCGGTCGCCATGTACACCTGCTCGTCGCCGGCGCGGAAGACCACGCCCGGCTGGCTCTGCAGCACGATGTGGAAGCGGCTGTAGTAGTCGGCGTGCGCCGGGGTGTCGCGGTGCGGGTAGATGACGCCACCTGGGGCGATCTTGTTGATCATCACGCGGCCCAGGCGTTCGCCGCCCACGTAGGTCATCAGGTCCATCACCAGCGGCCGCGCTTCGGGCAGCAGCTTGTAGGCGGGATAGTCCACGTTTTCGTGCTGGTCGTAGGTGGCCAGGTGCTGCTGCAGCGCCTCTTCGGTCTCGTGCACGGTCTTCACCGGGAACCGCAGCATGATCGACTCGATCGCGGCGAACGGGCCCTGCGGGTAGTCGCGGAGGTAGGTGTCCTCCTTCCAGAGCTCGGGGCGGCGCTGAATGGCCAGTAGCAGGCGGGTGACATCGAGGCCGCCCGACAGGCGAAGGAAGTTCTTCATCGGGCACCTCCTGCTGCGAGGGCGCCCGCGCTCGAATCCAGCAGGCCAATCAGCGGCGCCGCCAGTTTGGCGCCGATCCGGCAGAGGGCAGCGGCATTGCTGACGCTGTGGGCCGCTTCCAGCTGGGCGTTGATCCTGCCCAGCACCACGATCCCCTCGGCACGCTCACGCTCGGTTTCCGATGCTGGGCGAATTTCGACAGGTTCGCCTCGATCGAGCGCGTTCATGATGTCGACGAGGGTGACCCACTGGGGACGTGGGGCAGGGCACAGCGAGCCGATCAGGCTGGGCACCTGGTCGGCGAGATCACGGTCAAAGTAGACGACTTTCATTCGGAGTCCTTTCATCTGAAGCCTGATTGGACTCTGTTTGCGTACGATTTCCAGCCGGAAATTCGGACAGTTGAAGCGCCTGCGCAATAATCCCGTAGGCCTGGCTCCTCCCGAGTCGGTACCTCACCATCAGGCGGTTGCGGATGACCGGGCGCGGCTCCCCGAGATCGAGCATGCGACGAGCAAACAGCACCCGCTCCGATCGGTCGAGGCCTGTAACCCCGTCGAGCGCGGCGCTGCGCCTGATCAGCTCCTCGAACTGGAGCTTTATTTCGACCGGTACCGCCATCTTGGCCAGGCCGTCGATCAGCTGCTGGTAGGTGCTCTTACGCATGGCCGCACCCTGCTGGCCTCGCGCGTGCGCGCGAAGTGGTCTCAGATCGCACGTCGATGCCCTCCCGATCCCGCCTCCCGGCTCACCAGCTCCGCCAAGACACGCGCGATTTCCTCCTCCGACCGGGCCAGCTCGATGTTGAACACGCTGGTGGGGCGCACCCTGAAACCCATCCGCCGGCAGATAAATTCGGGGGTGGCGTTCCGGATGTAGTACCAGCGCAGCAGATCCCGATGCCTCGGCAGCAAGGTCTTCCACGCACGCTCGACCAGCGCAGCGTCAGCATTGTCCATCCGGTCTCCGCCACCGGTCGGCGTGTGCAACGCCCCCTGCGCTGCGGAACGCATGCGGTCGCAGACAAACGCGGTCATCGAGTGGCGGCCCTTCGCCGGCCCGCCGCATGACCACCACGCCCAGTTGATCAGCCGGTCTCGAATCGTCTTCAATTCAGCATTCCCTCTTGAATATTTTTTAACTTATGTCGTTTCTCTCGCGCGCGCGAAATGGTCTCAAGTGAGGCCGTGGCGGGCCATCAGTCGAACCCACGTCGGGGCGGCGCCGGCGGCGTCCTGGGCGCAGCTGGGTGGCGGCTGGGCGCGGCATTCTCGAATCGGACGTGCTCACCGACGTACACCAGCGGCACCATCTTGCTGGGGCCGTGGCGGAACAGAGCCAGGTTCGCCTCGCAGATGCCCTTGTCCAAAGTGTCGGGGTTGTAGACCTCATCCCGGTACAGCAGGATCACGGCATCGGCATCCTGCTCGATCGAGCCCGAGTCGCGCAGGTCGGACGGCTGCGGCCGCTTGTT